TCCAGCCGCCCTTGTTGTTCGGCCGCTCGAAGTTGCCATTGGCGTACCCGGTGATCAGCCGCGCCCCGGCTTGCTGGCGCAGCTCACCCAGGTTGTTGATCACCCGGTTGCCCTTGCGCTTGGTCATATTATTGGTGTACCAGATATGCTCCTTGGGCGTCGGCATCCGGTAGTAAATCGTTAAAATGCTGTCGGATAGATTGTCGTTCATCCTCAGCTCGTTGTGCTCGCAGCCCACCCTTCGTGCCATTTTTTCTCCTGACGTTCAGGATGAACTAACATCGCGGGAGCAGGGATGCTCAGGAGCGATGCGACATCCATGGTTTAAGGTTTTACTTCAAATTTCAGCCTTCAACCTTCAGCCTTCTCTTACGCCGCATACGCCGACTGCAGATTTTTAACCCTGATGATTACCGAGCCGTAGGTGGCGTTGTCCAGCACTTTGAGATCCCCGGCCTCGGCCATCCTCTTGTCCTTGACCGTAATCGGCGCATCCAAAACCTTGCACTGCGGGTAGATCATCTCCACCTGGTAGGCGTGCGGATCGTCAAATACCGCGCCCTGGAGGAGGATATGCAGGCCGAAGGTCTCGTTGGCCAGCACGTAGTGCTGCAGCATGAACTGCCGCATCTCCTGCTCTAATTTTATGGTCTGCACCCTGCCGCCCCGGATAATCGCGCCGCCGTACTGGTCGCTGATGCCGGGCACAAACTCGACCCGCAAATTGTTGTTGAGCACTGTCTCGATGGACTGCAGTTCGACGTTGACCGGGCGGCCGCCGCTAAAATCGGAGCCGTCCCAGGCCCCGCCCACGGTCAGGGTCAAGCCGGCCACCTTGAGCGGCGTTTCCGTCACCCGAGCCGGCAGCGACATCCAGGCCGATTCGGTCGGCACATAGAGAATTTTATAGTTTACCAACCCGGCGCCGCCGCCCGCCGAGGCGATGGTGATCACCGCCGGTGTGGCCGCCGACACCGCCGAATAAACCACCTCGGTCCAGATTCCGGACGTCAGTTCCACCCGGATGCGATGCACGGCATCCAGCCTGGCGCCCGCCGTAGAGCCCTGCACCGCGTTGGCGGCCAGAGCGAGGGACACCGCATTGCCCGCCGCCGACACCGTCTCTTCGGTTATATTGTCGGTGTATTTGCCGGTGCCGACCAGGCCGACGCCCAGTTTAGCCCATGCGCCCCGCGCAAAAGTTGCGGTGGCCGTATCCACGGCCAGGGAGGCGAAGCGGCGCTTGAAAATCGTCTTGCCCAGGGCCTGGCCGGCGGTAAATGTAGGGTTGCTGCGACTGCCGTCCAGATCCCCGGCAATGGGGGTGATGGTATGCTCATACCCGTCGCCGGCCGCCGCGCTGCTGACCACGCCCAGGCCGTAGCCGTAAAAAAAAGCGAAATGCTGCGGCTGGGCCATCTCATAAGACAGATCCGCCTTGGCGACATTGCCGCGCTCATAGATAACATCGACCTCTTCCAGGCCGGTGGCCTCGGCGGCGTTGTCGTCACGCTGCGGCACCAGTTGGATAATCGCCTCCTGGGGCGACGGCAGGGTGACGTCCAGGGTCTGCTCGGTATTGATCGCCGTCTCCATGGCGCCGGCTGAAAACGCCAGCATATTGTGTGTAGCCAGTACGTCTCGCATGGTTATTTCCCTCGCTTTTGAGTGTCGGCCGGTTTTTCCGTCTCCACGCAGGCCGCTTTTTGCGGTGCGGCGACGGCCTCGGTACCCGGAATAATTTCGAATTTGCCCCGCATGCCCGCCGGGATCTCCGCCTCCGTGTAGGCCCATTCCCTGGTAAATCTGATCCCGGCCAGCTGGCCGTCAACGAGCTGAAAGGCCTCCTGCCCGGCTTTGAGTCTGTACATGGGTGCCATCGGTACTCTCCTTAGGGCCGCAAGGCCTCTTTGATATATTCCATGGTGATGATCTTGCGCAGGTAAACCGAGCCGGTGCTGGTGGCAAACGACTGCGCCTCGGTTTCCGACGGCGACCAGGCCGAGATCATGCCGTCGATATCGAGCAGGTTTTCGTCCAGGATCTCAACCGCCCGCCGCGCCAGGGTGATGATGGACGGGTTGGTGGAGGTGCCCAGGGCGATGCCCTTGCCGTCCTGCAGCACCTGGGACCAGACGATGACCTTGGTGGTCAGGGAATACCGCATCCAGCCGCCGGCCAGTTCCTCTCGCCGGATCGGCCCGTCTTTGATGCCGATGGCCGGCATCCGCACGGCGGCCGGGACTATGTTGTCCGCCTCGGCGATAAAGACATCGGCCGAGCGGACGCCGTCCACGTCATCGGCCAGGGCCGCTTGCAGCGCCAGCAATAGGGCGTCCACTTAAAAGCCCTCCAGGGTATCGCGGGTAAAGATGCGGTCGCTGCTGCTGACCTGCACCTCGTTGCCGCTGGTCTGCGGCGTCGGAGTGGATGCGCCCAGGGAGATCTCGCCCTTCCGCACCAGCTCCAGATAGCGCATGGCGTCGGCCTTGCGGTCCTTGCGGATCTCGGGCGGGTCCTGCTCGGTCCTTGAGTATAGGTTGTATATGGCCAGATCGACGGCAATCTCCAGGATGCGGGCCGGGACCGGCGACAGCGGCAGGTCATAGCGGCCCTGGCAGTAGGAGTCGATCATGGCGTCGGCCGAGGCGATGGCGCGGTCGACCTTGCCGTCGTCAACCACGCCGATATCGTCGTCATCGGTCAGGCCGATCAGCACCCGCTCCGCGATCAGCTCCAGGATATCGCTCTGCGTGCAGTAGGACATTTATGCAGCTCCTGCGCGTCCTGCGCCCGCTGCATTAGTCCGTCCCTGGACGTTATCAGCTGCCTCCAGCGCGGCGATCCTGGCATGTGCCGCCTCAATTACGCTTTTTCGTTCCTCGGTCTCGGGGCATAATGCCCGCACAGCCTCCACGGTCCCGGCCGCCGCGATCGCCGCGATCGCATCCTTGGCGGTCATGGCTTTGGCTGCGCCGGCAACCTGCTCAAACTTTTGTTTGACGCCGGTTGCCAGCAGCTCGGCCGCCACATGGTCAGGATACTCCTTTATTTCGTCCCTCCGGTGCGGGCCGAACAGCCCGACATTGACCTCGGGGCTCGGTCCTCTATAGATGATTTTTGCCATCGTTTTTTCCTCCCGGCGGGGCCTCATGGCCCCGCCCTTGTTTGTTTTTTTATGCAGCCTTCAGCCTTCAACCTTCAGCCTTATTATGTGGCGTAGGTATCCTTCCACAAGTACCCGGCATAGGCGGAAACCACGGTGATGTCGGTTTCCTCGGCCACCTCGAACATATCCTGGTGCTCGGCGGGCTCCCTCCATGTGGAGATGCGGCGCGGCCCGCCGTTTTCGTAGGCGATGCGCACCTGCATGCCGGCGGCCACGGTCTTCAGCCCCACCCTTGGCGGGCTGAAATATAAAAATCCCATGCCTTTGCCGGCAGTCACCGTCCAGATGTCCACGGCGTTGAAATCGTCGCCCGCCGCTGTTTCCTCGGCGTCGGAATAGATGGCCTTGCCGACCAGGATCTGATCGAGATCGAGGATGGCGGCCAGCAGATCCAGGGTGAGGACGCCGCGCTGGGTGTATTTGATCTTATCCAGGATGGCCTCGCACTCTTTCAATGCCAAATAGGTGGCATTGTCGATCACCAGCTTGTTGGGCTCCCGGCCGCAGGCGGCGCGGACGGCCTTGCGGCCGGTGACCATGTCAGTCAGAAAGGTGTTGGTGGCCCCGGCCGGCGACCACAGGCCTTCGGCATCCTCTCCGCCGGCGCCGTTGCCGTCCACCCACGAGCCGCCGGTGATGGCGGCGGCGATGCGCCTCTCTTTTTTCAGGTCCACCTTGTCGGTGGCCAGCTCGATAGCATCCTGTTCCGGCTGCAAGACCAGGGCGCCCTGGCTTTTGGAAAAACGCCGGTCCTCATCGGTCACCGGACTGCCAAACGCATACTCCTTGGTAGCGATGGAGTCGGCGCTGGCCGGATAGCTGCCCCGAGGCGCCCTGGTGCCGGGGGCGCGGATACCCGCTTCGTCGCGAAACCAGGCGCCCCGTTTGTATTTGGTAATTTTCGCCTTGGGGTCGGCCCCGTCGACAAGGGGGAAGACCTTGTCGCCGATGTACTCGGCGTTGCGGTAGGCGATGGACACGCCGGGCAACGGCCCGGCCACGATGGTTTCTTTTACTGCCTGCTCAGGCATAGTACGTCCTCCGTTAAATTAAATGAGAGTTGAATAGATTTTTTTATTTTATATCGTTACGCCGTTCGTTATACCGTCGACAAGGCCACGCCGTCGTTGGCTACCACCCGCCAGATCAGGGCGCCGGCCACGGTCATGGCCCGCAGTACGCAGGCGTCTTCCACGGCCCCAAAGGTCAGGGTGTTGTTGCCGGTCTGGTTGACCGCGCTGGCGGCGGTGACCACGATATTGCCGACATGGGTATCGTCGATCAGAGCTATTTCCTGGCCCATGAACGTCGGGTCGTCAATGGTTCTGGTCTCTGCCCCCGCCGATTCCATGGCGCAGGTGCCCGATTCGGTCACCGGGATGGCGCCGGCGTCGCCCGGATCGACGATGGTGTCGTTGCGCCGGTCAACCGTGCTGGGGGTCTCCTGCAGCTCGTAGATGGTGACCGCCTCGGTACCGGACCCCACATTGGTGCAGACGGCCAGAAACCGCTTGGTATACCCGCGCCGGATGGTCATGGTGCCGGACAGCGATACCCCGACCCCGGCCGTCAGGGTAATGGTCTCGTTGGCATCGGCGGTGTTTTTGATGACGAATTCAAACGAACTGCCCACCCCGGCGCCGGCTATCCCCGCCACGATCAAAGCCGCCGTGGCGGTGACGTCGGATCGGTTGGCGCCGGACGGATCGCGCAGGAGAAGACCGCCTATCATTTCGGCGGCGGTCCAGGTGTTGGCCCCTGCTGTGGTGTCGGTTGTCACCGTGGTTACATGGGCCACCGCATCGTTGATGCCGGGGAAATGCGACGTCAGCAGCACGGTGGCCAGATCGTCCTCGGCCCCCGATGAACCCAGCACCAAAGCCCTGGTGTATTTTGGATCGCCGGCGGAAGTCTTGCCCTTGCC